TGACTAGGATTAGTTCTATCCTTAGTATTAAATGCTGCTATCTTCATTGGTTTGTTAGTTCTTGTGTTACCCCAATCAGAACATACATAATAGCAATCTACTTTTCCAAAAGAGTTTGGCTTTGATGCCCTAACTCTCTCTACTGGTATGTGGTAAATCTCAGCTATCTCTGTTTTAGCTTTATTCCAAATAATATGAATAGCAAATGCACCTTGTAGTTTAAAGTCAAATGAAATTTTTTTAATTACTTCGTGTAGTGATTCTTTACCATTAGCTTCTGCAAAGAATTTTTTAAGTTTTACAAATTGTTCAAGATTATCGCTTTCATCAACTATAATATCCTCCCCTGCAATCATTTCTGAAGTTGTGTTTACGATAGCAGAATGGGTACTGGATGTATTGTATAAGTCTATTAAGAAATTTGGGTAGAGGTTTTTCCACTCTCCTTTTGCATCTGAATATTCTATATACTCTCTTCCTCTAACTTCCTGTACGACTGGAGATGTTTCACTTGATAAATCTACTGATAAAATTGTATCTTTCATTTTATTTTTTTTATATTTCTTCTAGTTCAGGATCAATGTCAGTACCCTCAGCATTTTTCTGATATCCTGCAAACGAATGTACGCAATCTACTGGAAATATCTCATTAGTTCCAAAGTCAAATTCTTCTGTAGTCATTAAGTCGTAGAATACTCCATCATAATAAACAGGAGGAGTTATTTCGTGTCCTTTATCATCATAAGTTGCAGGTATCTCTACTATTTTTCCTATATAGACTATTGCTTGTGTACCATTTCTGTAAACATCTTGAGTAACTCCCTCTTCGGTTACTACTTCATAAGTACCTTTAGATAGTAAGTCAGCATCTCCTGTTGCTTTGTCTGTGTATTGTAATTTATATATATTCATTTTATATTGTTGTTAGTGTTTCTAATTCCGAATCTGATAATGCTGTTTTAAATACTTGTAGTTGTCTTACTTTTCCAAATAGGTTATCAAATCCTAATTGGTCAAAACTTAGTGTATTTAATCCTGTTGGTGCTAAACCACTTGTATCTGTTTTCCTTTCTGCACCATCTACCCATAAAGCAAAATCATTCTCTTTCCATTTTACTGCAATCTTATGAAAATCTAATGCAGAAGTTACACCTGTATTTTTGTCTACATAATTACTACCACCACTCGATATTATTGTCCTAATATTGTTATTACCTGAATAATATAAAATAGTAACTCTATTGCTGCTTGTGCCATCATTAAGAGATAAATATCTAGTATTTCCATCATTAGCTAAAGCAGCCATCTCTACAAATAAAACTCCCTCATCACTATTTATCTTATCACTAATTCCTGTCTTTGTGTATTCATCTTTATTTCTAGTTACTGTTGAGCCTTGTGTTTTTATGTAAGATGTTGGGTAAGAACCTGCTTCTAATTGTGCGCCATAGATTTCAACTCCACTTGAGCCATCTCCTTGATAAGTCGTGTATCTTGATGATGTTTTAGATTCTGCTAATATTAATTCTAAATGTGCAGATGTTCCATTGCTTAAAGCAGTTATATCACACCTATACCATCCGTTAGAAAATGATGTAATGTTAGAATCTACAAGTCCACTATTACTCCCAATAGTTCCATCTGATAAATCAAAATTGCAAAAATTAGAAGAAAAACTAGAAGATATAACCATTTGCAAAACTCTTTCAGTTCCTTTAACGAATACTGAATATGTATAGTTAACTCCAGAAGAAATAGAAACATTAAGTTTATATACAGTATGTCCTCCGTTATTCGTACCCTCAACTAATTTATAAGCATTATTAGTTCCATCTGGAGAAGTAAAACCACTCGTTACACTAGCACCACTCTTTGTCCAATAAGAATTACTAAAATCTTGACTATAAGTAACCAAATTAGTCCTCTGAGGTTCTACTAATAAACTACCAGTACCATCTGTATAATCTACTCTTGCTAAACCATCTCTTGTTACTTCTTTTACTGATACGTTGTCTATACTACCAATAAAGTTATTTCTACCTGATATAAATAATGTAGAATTTCCTGACGAAATAGTTACATAATGTTTAAAAGCACCACTACTATTTACAACTATTTGTAAATCAGAACCACCTAAAGAAACATAAGCAAAACCTTGACTAACATTAGATGCATTACCCTCAACTAAAAAAGTTTTACCACTAAATGATGTAATTACTTGACTTAAATTTGATGTAGCATTAACACCATCACTTGTAGCACTACCACCACTTATTGTCCAATTTGAGCCTTTACTCCAATCACTATCAGTAGCAAAGTCGCCATTAGTTACTAACTCATCATCTAACAATTCTACATTTTCTATCAAGCCACTAGGATTAACTCTAGTACCTAATGTTGATCTAGTCATTGTTATTGGTATTGGTAAGAATCTTGTACCTGATTTACTATAACCTAATAGATCATTTTCTTTTATTGCCCAATTACCATTACCTATTTGTAAACTTGCATTTGCCATTATTGTATTGTATATGTTAATGTTTCTGCCATCTCTGAATAAGATTCAAAAAAGTGAGTACCTGCTTCTCCTGTTAGTTGTATAAGTTGATTATCTGTTAATGCAGTATCGTAGACTTGTAGTTGTTTTACTTTTGCGTATAAATTATTTCCTCCATTTCCTTGTTCAAATGCTAATGTATTTAAAGTGTCAGCAGGAAGCATAGTAGTATTACTATCAGTACCTACTTCAACTCCATTAATCCATAAAGAAAAATCTGCACTTTTCCACTTAAAAGCAATTTTATTAAAGTTAGTTATATTACTGACAACAAATGCTATACTTGATTCTGTTGTACCTGATACTCTGTAATTTACAGCTATTTCATTTGAAACAGAATGATAAAACATATGTATTCTATTGCTATTACCTCCATCACTCAAACTAATCATTCTTGTTGTTAAATCATTATCAAGAGCAGCCATCTCAGCAAACAACACACCCTCTGTACTATTAATTAAACTAGCTATACCATCTCTTGTGAATTGATCTTGATTTCTTGTAACTGTACTTCCTGATGTTGGTATGTATGATGTTGGGTAGCTTCCATTTTCTACTTGTGCGCCAAATATATATATACCACTTGTACCATCTCCTGTGTAAGATTCCTGATATACAGATGTTGCAGATTGAACAGTATTAATAATAGCAGTATTCATATTACTTGTTGTAGTCATAGAACATCTATACCAACCATTAGAAATTTCTGTCATTGTTACATTTGCAGTCGAACCCCCAATATTTCCTATTACACCATTTAATAAATCAAAGTTTGCATAATGACCACCTGTGCTTGTAGATGCAATTTGTAAAACTCTTCCGTTATATTTAGCAAAAACTGATAATGTATAAATATTAGATGCAAATGAGCTATTAGGAGGTTTTACAAGATGTAACCCTGTACTCGTATCTTCTTTTAACTTGTAAGAGTTTTCTGTTCCATTAGGAGAAACAAAACCACTTTCTACAGTTGTACCTGTTTTTGTCCAATATGATTGACTAAAATCCTCACTATAAGTTATTAAGTTAGTCCTCTGTGGTTCTGATAATATATGTGGACAACCTCCTCCTGTGTAATCTATACGAGGTACGTTATTTCTTGTAACTTCTTCTACTTTTATATTATCTATAGTTAAAACTGCATCACCAGTTGGTTCTAAATATAAATCATCATAAATTGCAGTAAATATTTGTGTCTTAACACCTATTGTGTCAAAACTTCCTGAATAACCAAAATTAGAAATACTACCTGATGAAATAGATTTTATTTCAAAAGTTAATTTATAATGTGAACCAATATTCAAAAAATTCTCTTGATAAAGTTTTCTGTATTGACTAACAGAAGTATTAAATTCTACATCATTACTTCCTAACGACCAACCATTTTGTAGTGTCCAATCTGTAGTGCCATTAGAAAAATCTCCATTAGTAACTATATCTGAACCAGTAACAACTTGAGCATAATTTACTAAACCATTCTCATCTACTCTTGTAGCAGCAGTTGCTCTAGTAACATCCATATCTGCACCTGTATCTTTTTTTACTGATACGTTGCTTATACTAGCATTTAAAGAATCACTACCACTACCTGTACCCATTTGCAAGTAACCTGTGGTAGTAGATGTTATTGTAAAATATTTAGTATATGTACCACTTGCACTTATTAATTCATTATTACTTATTTGAGTACCTGCACCATTAACTGATGAACTAAATACTACTCTTAAATCATCTCCACTATTTTTTGTATAATCAAAAGTAACTTTATAAATTTCTCCTGATGTTACACTTATAGAATTTGATACTGCACCTGCAAAAGCAGAAGATACTATAGCACTTGTAATATTATTACCTGAAGTTGTAAAAGTATCAAAAGGATAAGTAGTACCATTAGTAAAACCTGTTATTTTTTCTGAACCCAAAGCATTAGTAGGAATAACTGCATACAATCTTTCTGCCTTATATCCATTTGGAGTAACTACAATACTTACATCATCTAATAAACTCATACTATATTATTTAA